TTATAACACTATTTAGAAAAATGTCAAGAAATAAAATCGAAAAATAAAATAAAAATATTTTTAAAAATCTCTTGACAATCATTTTAGTAAATGCTATAATGGTTATAGTTAGAAATGAGATAAAAACATTTCTAAAATAAAATAAAAATAATTTCAAAAAACACTTGACAAGCATTTTAAGAAATGCTATAATGGTATCAGAAAGATAAAGAGGTATAACAAAATGATTATTAACAATCAATATGTGATGACTATGCAAGCAGGTATGAACATGAAAGACAAATTAGTAAAACTTGCTAAAAGCCAAGGTTTTACAGATAGAAACAGATGTATTTTTGTAGGAAAAGCAAACCTAGAAGAAAAAGGGTTATACTCTTATGTAGAGGGAACAAAAGAAGCCTTGGACATTGAAAATTTTGAAAGTTTCTTATCTTATTTTGGGTTTGAATATGTCGGATATTGTGGTAACGAAAATGTGTATTTGTATAAATAGGAGGTAAAACATGATAGCACAATTTCAGATTATTCTTGAGGGGGTAACTCCTCTTAAAATACAATGTATAGATAAGTTTCCAGACGAAAAGCTGAAAAGGAGGTATATAGAAACCGTGGATATAAAGAAGTCCATGAGAACTATTTTAAAAATGAGCGCTTAAACACTCTTATAATCTTTGAGGAAGTGAAAAACTTGAAATACTCAAAATATTCTCATTATTGCTTAAAATCAGCTTTTGAACGCTATATACAAGGAAGGGACGGTTATTAAATGAACGATTTAAACAAGATTTTTCCAACTGAAATAGAACGGGTTAGAAAGGTCGTCAAGCAATATTATTTTGACGGCTTCCCGATTATTTCATTAGATTATGCTATCAGTCGCTTAAAGCCTATACTGGACGATATAGAGGGTTTTGAGCCACATTATTACAATCTATACGATGTAGAACAACACTATCAACCAGACGGGTCTACAGTTTATAGAGGTATATTAGAGGTTACTTATTTATCAGTAGAAAGAGAATTATATAAATTGAGGTATTAAGAAAATGAAAAATTCATATAATAAATTAAATAAAAAAGGTCGTTTCTGGTTCTGGTTCGCTTCTTGTAACCTTGCCATCTTGGTTTTACTAGTGATACTGTCACTACTGACCTGCACCATTTTCAAACAACAAAAACAACTTGAGCAACAACAAACAACCATCAGCAAGTTAAAGCGTGAGAATGACAACAATACGGCTTCTATCTTGCGCCTTGTCGCTTATCTTGAGAATGTAGGGGGTTGATACTATGGAAGACAAAACACGCTTAGAGGGGCAAGAAATAGCCTTACAATTTGAAAACAGTTTAAGGTTGCATGGTCAAAAGATTGCAAGCCTAACCGCTTCCAGCATTCGGGGTATGGTAACGCTTGATGAACTGGTTATACATTCATTTACCAGCTATCTTGAAACGCTTTCAGAAATGATGAAAGCATACCCAGACGGGCTAGACAAAGCAAGACTAACCCAGCAACTGATAAACCTCCATCACTCTTTTTCTTTAGCTGGATATGAAAAGCACATCAGCAACTACAAACAGCTAGAAAATCACTACTTACAGAAATACAATCAGATGAATAGCGTCCTGTCTGCCATCTGCTCCATCGCTCTGGACAATCCAGACGAGGACGCTTATAAAATCATAGCAGAATATAAAAACAGCTAGTAGAAATTCTCTACTAGCTTTTCTTTTTATGCGACTGTGATAAGCCCGTCTGGCTCTTTTGTGAAACTTGGATTGTCTGCAAGTTCTCCGCTTGCACTCATGAAATACCAACCTTTTCCGCTCTTGATGAACTCATTAGAAACCATGTTACCACGTTCATTTGTCATATAGTACCAGTTATTCTTGTATTTAACCCAACCAGTAACCATAGCGCCTGAATCGTCCATATAATACCACTCTGACCCGACTAGCACCCAACCAGTCGCCATAGCGCCATTATCTTTGAGGTAGTACCATTTTTCATTGTCTTTAAGCCATTCGCTCGTTAAGCAATAGCCTTTACTGTCGAAGTAGTACCACACCCCACCGATTTTCTCCCATTTATTATATGGGAAACTACCATTGTTTCGTCTGAACCACCAGCCCTTGCTGTCTTGTTTCCACGTTCCAGCGGTCTTTGGTTTGTCGTTTTCTTCATCGTCCAATAGCACTATATTTTTATCAAACGGATTGCTAGAATACTGCCACCATCTTATCCCGTCCATGCTTGGGAAGTATTCAAAGTTAGCTGTACCATCATTCAAGCCATACCCTGCAATCCATAGAGAATTAGGGAACTGTGCTAAAATCTGCTGATAGTCCACATTATCCAGCGTGAAAGGTTTATAACTATAATAAATAGGCTTATATCCAGCGTCTGCAACCATCTGCATAAAGTGCAAGCAAGCGTTAGTATTAGCTTGTGCGTCTCCGCTTGGGTCGTCCTCGTAGTCCAATACAAGGTATTTAACTTGCATAGGCACGTTGTCAAGGAAAAACTGCGCTTCTCTTTCGGCTTCTGCCACGTCTCCGCCAAAGCGTGCGAAGTGATAAAAGCCAATAGGGGTAGACTGTTCCACTTGAGCAGACAAGCAAGGGTTTAAATAGGTCGTACCTTCTGAGATTTTAACAATCGTGTTAGTTGTTCCCATTTGCTCCAAGACGCCTGTTATATCGTAACCGTTATGGCTTGATACGTCTATAAATAAATCGTTCTTTTTAACCATTATTTCTTATCTCCTTTAAATTCTTCTAGTAGTTCTTTTCCTGCGTCCAACTGCGCTGTATATTTTTGTAACTCTTCTTGCACCCTTGCGGTCATAAACTTGGGAATAAATACGCCCATAACAGCAAGATTTTCCATGATTGACAAAGCATAGTATAAGTTAATGATAACCAGCAAAATCTGACCAACTGCCATAGCGTGAATATAGGTCAAGAATACCGCTACAAAATAGTAAAAAATAAATGTAAGGGTATGTTTGATAACTCCTTTTAACCCTGTCCAGCTATCGGTCACTTTCCATTTCCAAGCCTTTAGAAAGCCTGTGATAAAGTCAAAAAGAATCAAAGCAAAGAGAATTGTGATATAGTCGCCTTTAGCAACTTCTATCATAATATTATATAACATGATTGATAACCTCTATAAATTTGTTTTTTGTTTCTAAATCTTCATAAATAAACATATTTTTTAAGTATAAACTCCGTAAAGTCTTACCCAATGCGCTGGCTTTATTCAAGTAAACAAACCCATCTTCCACTTGTTCCACTTCGAGACAATAAGCGGTCAAATTCTTGTCAAAGCCTTTAGCGATATATACCATATTGTCGATGTAGTATCCCGTTAAAAATGTACCGTCACAATAGAAGCTATACAGCCTAGACTTCAAGCCTTTAATTTTTGCTATATTCTTATCGTTCTTAATCTGAAACTCGTTATTAGCAACGCTTTCATAAATACTGGACTTACTTAACAGCTTAAAAAATCCGCTCTCTTTTTCTTCCTCGGTCTGGAAAGCTGAATGAGGTGGGAACTCTATGAGGGTTGCATACTGTTTCATATTATAGAAGCGCTTGCCGTTGTCGTCATAGAATTTCAGAAAGGCAAAATAGGGATTGTTGAAATTACTTGCATTTGATAGTAGATAGGCATGGCAACCGTCACGCCTACGGAAAACGGAGAAGATAAAGTTTAGGAGGGCTTCCACCTCGTTATCAAGATACCTCTTTTTACTGGTAACGTCTATCAATACCTCATCGTAGAGAATACTCATAACCTCATGATACTCTGACCCTTTCAAGTCTACCCATGTAGATAAGCTCTTAAGATAGCAAACGATTTTCCCATTAAGAATTATCTTAGTAGAGGACAAAACTAAAATATTTTCTTCCTCTTCCATGTTGTCAGCCCTGAAAACAATCTTAGTATGAATTTTACTAGCGTCGCTGTCTATTACCTCAAAGTTTGTAAAGACTTGCTTAAGTAACTCTGTAGTAAAAAACTTGTCCTTGTCTATACGGTCAAGCTCTGACTTGTTCCGCCTTAAATAGATGAATTGCTCCCCTTTATCTATGAACCGTTTTAGCAGGTGCTTTTTGAGTGCGAAAGTTTTACCAATCCCACGCCCACCGATAACAAAGTTTAGATACTGGTTATATGATAGCATTTTCTGCGGATTGTACCATTTTTCTATTTGTTCGATAAAAACCACTCCTTTCTATTTCATTATATCATACTTTTAAAAATTCGGATTGTTTTTCTGAATGTCAAACAAAATCTTGTCTTCTTTATTGGCTGAATAATTCCAGATTCTTACACCTGACTGGAAGATAGCCTGTAGTGCGTTCATGTGCGACTGGTTCGCTCTTAGCGTTCCAAGGTTTACGTTAATCATCTTGATATAATTAAACCGCTTTCTTGACCTCATCACGCTTAAAGCGTCATTAGTGAACCAGTTGACAAGCACCCCATAGCATTTGATATACTCGTTTGCCCGTCCCATGATTTCTTTTTGAGCTAGTGAGACTTTCCAATATACGTCAGTCAATCTATTCCCACTTTGGAAACTCAAGTCATTCCCAATCTGCTGGACGCTGATAGGCTGGTTCTGTAGGTCTGCCATTGTAGCGTTATAGGCTCTGATGGATTGGTCTAGTGCTATCTTAGATTTCATGTTAGCGAGTGCGTTTGATTGAGATTTCAAAGCGTTGTTTTCGCTTGTAAATCCTTGTTGTACCACTTTATCATTATAATCACGGTTAGCGTTAAAGACTTTCATGCCACCAGACGCAAGCCCACCAAGTGCGCCCCCAAAGTTCCCCGTTAAGAGATTTCCAGCCACGTTTAAGATACCACTAGCGCCCTCCGTCCATTGGTTGATGTTGGCGCTGTCTACGGCAAATTGTGCATTGTAGCTGGCTTGTGAGTTAGCTGTAGCCACTTGTTTATTAGATAGGTCGATACTTTGTTTAAGCATTTCCCGATTCTCTTTAAAGGTTAGCTGTGTGTGTTCCATCTGGTTCTTGTGACCCTGAATATAGCTGGCTTCTTGGTCGTTGAGGATTGCAACGCTCTTCCCTGTCACGTCATTAAGCCCGTACTTGAAATGCTCTGGGTTATATTCTGCCCATTCGCCACTATTCAAATTTTCCAGAATGTTCTTATCTGCGTAGCTTACATTGTTAGCGTTGTTATATTCCAGAAAGTTAATATGAACTTGGTTACTATCGCCAAGGCTTCCACTTACAACCACTTTATATTTGTGATTTTCGTCTATCGTTCTTGGTAAATACTGCGGTTGGTACACATAGCTGTTCCCGTATATGTCATACAGCTCTATCTCCGTGAACTCACTATTTAATAGCTGTACTTCTATTTCTAGGTCATCTTTACCCATGTATGAGCGTAAGCCCTCTTGTATCTGGTCATGTGCTATCTTCAATAAGTTAGGGATTTCATACACGTTAGGGCGATAATCAAAAAATCCGTCCACTTCTATAAGCAAGGCTTCCACGTCAAAGGCTGTTTTTGAGTAGTCACCATTCCCAAGCCGTCTGTCTCCTGTGTCGCCTGTGATTTCTCCAACGTCTCCACCTGCTACGACTTCGGGAGGGTAGATAATGCTTTCAATGTTATCAACCGTATCAATACCCGTGCGCTCTGTAGTGTAACCACTCCATGCGTAGTTTTGCTCTATTACGTCATAGCTTGAGCCGTTGACCGCTGATATAACAGCCGTATGCCCCCAGATGTTGCTACCTGATGGGATATAGTTCACGATACAGCCCACCCGTAAATCAGAAAAAGACGGGTCAAAGCGGACTTTCCAGCCCAGCGCTTCCCAGTTATAATCGCCCCCGATGTTGCTGGCACTCATACCCCTCTGTGTATCGCTTCCGCTGGCTTGTCTGCCGTTGCCGTTGGGGTTTGGGGTGTTGATTCCTCCCCCGATGTCACAACCTCCCAGCAGTTGAGAATACAGCGCCACCAGTCCGTAACATTGCCCGTTACCTACGCTAGTCCCTACCCTTGACTTGATTTCATTGAGCGCTTTTAGTGTTTCTGTTGCTTCTGCCATCTTTTATCCTTTCTGTAATTCGTCTTGAATGGTTGAAAGCCACGCTTCTGCCTGTGCGATTCGTTCGCCCTCTTTATAGGCTACGCCCTCCCAGTTATTCATAAAGTCGCTTGCGTTGGCGCTGGCGCTTGCTGTGGAACTGGCTACACGTCTAAACGTGTCCGCTCTGCTCTCTTGGTTCATAAATTGAAATTGTAGGTTAAAATCCCATAGGCTCTTACCTTGTGTGTGCGCAAAGTTCAAAAGCTCCTCAGCCCTTGGACCCGTCCACTGTCCTATCCCGATACCTATCCAATGCTTGCCGTCACTCCCTCTATATCCAGCTTCATTTAAGCTGATAGAGTACAAGCTAGCAAAAGCGCCCCAGCTTCCCATGAGGTTCTCGGCTGTTGGCTCTGATTCCATTTTGTCGTACTCGTAGCCTGTAGCGTAGTCTGCTTCGTATTTCTTAGCTGTGACGTTGCTTTCTGCTGAAAAGTTCCCGATAATTCCAGCGATACCCTCCGCTGTTGCGTCTGGTACTAGATTCTTAATAATTCGGGTTACTAACCTAACTCGGCTTTCCTCTGTTGACGTGTCGCCCTCTTCGTTGGTGCTTCCACTTGAGCTACTTCCAGAACTTCTATAATTCCGTGTATTTTTTCGCCCAATCTCTGCAACGCTTCCTGTGATATTTGACAAGATTTCTATATAGGTCTTGTCGCCGTCTGTTGTCTCCTTGTATTTTACCCCAATGTCACGGCTTAGATACATGTTAACAATCTGGTTTACGGTGCTTGACCCGTCCTGATTCAAGCCAAACAAATGTTTATAAAGGTTTTCAAGGTAAAAGCTATCATACTTTTTGCCCTGAAAAATAAAAGGCTTAGACGCTCCACTTTTCAAATTTACAGGGATAAAAAAGTATTTAAACGTTTTTTGCATACCTGAATAACTCATATTGACGGGGCGGTTTGTCTTCGTGGTCATCTTAATAGTAGGTTTTGCGACTACTACAAGCCATTCCGTATCTATTCCCACTTCTCCAGCCCTCGTTGCGTACTTAGTCCCAACTGAAAAGCCTTGTTGACTGTCTTTCAGCGCCCATAACTCATTAGGCAAGGTCTGTTGCTCTACCTGTCCAATAACATTTAACGCTTTCAGCTCGTGTTGGTAGGTGTTCCATACGTCTACTTCATATATAATGCGTGTAGCGTCTTCATTGATATAAAGCACGTCAAAGACAAAGGCATAGTAAGTACGTCCATTATTGATAAAGCGCATATAAGTCACGTTCTCATATTTCTCCACCCGTCCAGATACTACGATAGAGCCGTTACGCTGTGTATATTGGAACTTATCATATTCATATACAATTTCTATATGTGGATTCTTCTTTGTGAAAAAATCCTCCATACTTTCCATTGTCTCAAAGTTTATCACGTTCGCATAGTCATTTTTAAAAGGGCTTTTTGCATAAAGCCATATTTTGGTTGATTCTTGCATAGTCTCTCCTTTAAAAATAGGAGGGCTGAAACCCTCCCTTATTCTTGTCCTATCTGTCCTTGTCCTATCCATTGACCCGACTTTCTCACGCTGTGCGGTGCGCTGACGGCTTGCCCGACTGCGTTTGAGGGTTGGGCGCTGATGTCTTGCCAACTGCCTTTGCGCTGTTGGAAGATACCCGATGGGCGGTTTAAGGTCTTAAAGATTCCGCTCTTACGGATTGCCCACGGTTTGATACTCTTCTTATTAGGATTGTATAGAAACATTCCCACATAGAAAGAATTGTTAGAGTATTGCCCTTCTGGATAGCTGACGCTGATATTTAAGGCGCTGGCTGACGAACTGCCCTCGGCTGGGATAGTGACGGTAAACTCTTGAGAACTCTCGTCATTTTTAATCACTTCATCGGTTGTATATCCGCTAAACGTCCAGATAGTTTGACCGTTTATCCTGATGTCATACTCTACCCGATACCCAGCGTTTGAGCTAACCCGTTTAGACCACCAAAACAGCGCCTTAACTCGGATTTTAGCTGTGATTGAGTTGTCTGCGTTGGTTGTCTCTTCAAGGATTTCAACGGATTCACCCCAAAATCTCATAGAAGCCCAGACGGACGGGTCATTTTGCCCGTACTGGATATAGGTTGTATTGCCGTTCGTCATATAGCCGTAGTCTGTATCAGAACTAGAAAACTGCCAAGCGTTTGCGTAGGCTTTTGTCCAGGGTGCTACACCTGTACCAAAGTTTTCTACGCTGGCGCTCGTTGACGTTGAAAATTTTAACTGTAAAGCCATTAGATACCTCCTGCGAGGTCGTTTTCTGTGCTTCCGTTATTGGTTCGGATAAAGCTAGCGCCGTCTGGTGTTCCACCGAATACGTTAATATTACCCGTTGCGATGTTGCGCCCTTGGTTAAAGCTACCAGTAAGCCCACCAGTCCAAGCGCCTGAACCCTCAAGGTTTTCAATGATTTTACGCAAAGCGTTTTGTAACCCTGTGTTTGTATCTTGCAAGCCCTTTATTTGTTCTCTTAGCCCTTGGATTTCTTGCCTTAAAGCGTTGTTTTCTTCCGTGATACGCTCGTTTAATGCAGCAACTTCCTTTGTGATTCTGTCGTCAAGTTTCTTGATTTCTTTTTCTAGCTTGTCGTTTAAAGCGTCAATCCGTCCATCAAGGCGCTTAACTTCATCATCTACTTTCTTTTCAAGGTCAGCGATTTTCTTATTAACTTTAGCTATTTCAGCGTCAATGTAAGGCTTGATAATCTTGTTATAGTAGATGTCTGCCTTATCGTTAAACCATTTATCAGCTTCCTTACTCTCCATGTATCTACGGATAAGGAGGGGGATAAGTTGCTCTAAGAGTTCTGTTAAAGCGTTCTTGTAGTCTTCTAACTCACTTTCAAGAGCCACAAAGTCATCTAGTAGTTGCTTAAATGCACGCTGTAACCAAGCCAAAAGCTCGTAGACTGAATTGGCATTATCGAAGCTGGTAGGGATTGAGGGGATAAGCCCCCAACGTTCCACCCAGTAAGAAGAATAGCGCCCACGGTAAGCCCTGAAAAACTCGTCTTTAAATTCTTCTGGATTCATGTTTTAAAATCCTTTCTTATTGTGGTACTGGTGCGCCGTTTAAACGTGTTCCATCGCCTAATACTTTTTGGAAAATAAACCAAGCGTTTGCGTGATGTGTTAAATAATATTTAGCAAAAACATTGTAACTATCTTGTGATTTGTCAAGTGGTTGTTTTAATGTAACATGTAAGCGTAATTGCCCTTTTCCTGTTGGGTCTTCTATGTCCCCACCGCCTATCATATCAGCTATATAAGGGCTTGTATATAGTTTAATAAACATTTTTTCATTTTCAAATGTTTTATTGTTATCAAAATCACTTTTTCTTAACACTAAACGGTCAATAATACGTGAATTGTGGATAAAGTCAAGTTCGATATTTTCGTTAAATTGGTCAAGGTTTGTCATTCCAAAAAACATATTATCATAATCAAAATTAAGACTTCCAGAAAAAACATTATGAGGGAGATTTGCTTCTACATATTGCTGAACTTCATCTTTAAATGCTTCCTTGTCAAAAGGCTCTGCTGATGTTCCGCCTGAATGTTCGTTAATTTTGGTAGTCAATTCTTCTTTGACTTCTCCGATGAATTGCTTGATTTCAGTTTCTTTTGCTGTAACAGTTGTTGCTATAAACTCTTTAACCTTATCATCATGAATAGTCAAGTTGTCTTCTGTTTTTGTAACTGTTACCAGTTCCCCACCAGTTAGAGGAAATTGAGTAAGGTCTTGGCTGATAATTGCTGTTTTTTCTTGGTACGGGTCTGTTCCGTCTTGTGTGTGACTGGTGCGGAGGTAAGGCACGTTAGACTGTACATAGTCCACTTTGTCACGGTCAGCTTTTAGGACTAGGCTTGCGTCTCCGTTCTTATCCTGTGAGACGTCTGCAAGTGCTTGTTTGCCCTCAATGGTTAGGCTTTCAACTCCTTGATGTTTCTGGAATTTAATCCATGAGTGAATACCTCTTACTAGCTTGGTTGTCTTTGCTTGTGGGTCGTATGTTTCATTGCTATTTGTTGCCATTTTCTTTTACCTCTTTTTCTTTATTTATAACCTTAATTGAATTTTTATAAAGTCCCTCAAGTGTTACGATGTATCTCAAGGTAGCTTTTAAAGTTTGTACCGTAGTGCGTTTTTTAAATACCCGTAGCAATGTGTAGCCATCTTTTTTCACATAATCATCTATGTTAGATTTTAAGAATAAATAGATACAATCGCAAACGGTGGAAACACGGGCACAAGATTGGTCTGTATCGTCTCCGTGTCCTGTGACTTCAATCTGTAGTGTGTCCGTTGTCTCGGACAAGTTAATAATTATCATAGGTTTTCATGTCCTCTTTCTGCTGTCATGATGGTGCGAGGTACTCCCATTCTATCGTTACTTACATTGATTTTAAAGGTAGCCCAATCTTCAAGGAGTTGCTGACCGTCAATCTCTACCCGTTTTTCTTGTAAACCTGTGACGTTCATCTGGTAGTTAGGTGTGACGATAACCCCGTTATCCCAGTGAACCACCTCGTTTACAAGGGGTATGCGTGAAAAATAGTTATTGTCGTCTATCACTCTAGCAAACCCTTTCAGCTTGCTCTTGCTGGTTAATCGTTCAAAGCTATAATAAGCTCCCACAATCTTAAAACGAATGAATAGAAGCGCCTTAATAGATTGTAACGGCTGATAGCTTTTTCTGATACTCCAGAAAGTTTCATTTTCAATGCTCTCATAATGATAAGAGATAGGCTTTAACTTTATCCACAACTTAGCAAGGTCGCCTAAGCGTCTGCTGTTTGACTGGATATAGTATAACCCATCATCAGAATAAGCAAAGTCTTGAAAGCTGAAAAGCGTGATTTCTTCTAACATACTATCATATTTTAGTATTTTAGCGCTTGATAAATCTTTCATCTATACCACCTTTCTAAAAGACTTGTAAAAACAGCTTATCACAAATGTTGAAAATCTGAAATTGAATGTCTTTCAGTTCAGCATTATTTTGTAAGCGTTCGGCAAGGCTTGAACCACTCCACCCTGAAACGTTGCTCTTTGTGTCAGCGTTGTTTTTCTGGTGGTTCTCTACCAGATTGTCAGCGTACTCTATAACCCCATAGCGCTCAGTAAATACAATTTCTTTGCGCTCTTGGGGTGTAGTGTTTGCAATTTGTAAGGCTTGCCCGTCTGCTTTCTGGTTGCCTACCGTGTCTATATTCATAGACTGGTTTAATTCCTTGATAGCCTTGTTCCTGATTTCAGCAAGATATTTAAACAGATTGAAACACTCGTTGTTTAGAACTTCCTCAAGAGCAATCTGGAAACGTGCGAAAGTCTCAAGCCCTATTTCCCTGTTGTAAAAGTGTTTGCAAAACTCTTTCTTGAAATTGTCTGAAACTCCATTGACTAAATCCATGTCTTTGAATAACTCGTTATAGGTCTGGTCTATAATCGTGTTATAATGTAGAAAGTCGCCGTTTTCATCAACTGCCAAACCGTCCAGCCGTCCCGTCACGGGATTTCTATATCTTGATTTTAAAAAGGTTGCAATCGTTGCTGTGGTGTTATTCTGGGTCAATGATTGTTCCCTCCTTTTCTGCCAAGTCTAGCGCCACTTTGTCAAGGTTAAACTGCTGGATAGTTTCCGCTGGTTTTACGCTGATTTCTAGCCCGTAACATTTATTGATAAGCTCAACGAATTTTCGCCTTGACTTCCAGCCTACTTCTATGTTTGCTGAGATAATCCCATTATTAGAGATTGCCTCAGATACTACCAGACGCTCTTTTTTGTCTGATGGGTTATTGTTGATACCAATAAAGGTCAGGAGTTGGTTCATCACTCGTAACTTCTCATCGTGCAATTTATCCAGCAAAAACGGAGCGTCCGTTCTAAACACTTGGATATAGTCAGACAACTGCTTAAAGCTGTCTTGCCCGTCTTGGTCTTTCTGCTTGTTCAGATATACCACGGGTTCAAAATTGGCGATTTTATTAAAGATGTTCTTCATAGATAGCACGTTTGTATTATCTGCAAAGATGAAATACGGTGTTATCTGGGCGTTTCTATTAAGTTGTATTGTCAGTTCAATGTCAGCTAACTTTTCGCAAAATAACTCCAGATAGCCTATATACGGCTCATAGAAATTATTATTAGGAATCACAATACAAGGTCTTTTTATCTTGTCTGGATTGTCTTTGTGTAGCTCTGAAATAACTCTAAAATCGTTTTCAGTATAAGCGATTTCCATTTGTTTAAAGTAGTTCATGCTAGAAGCGTTGACGGGTTGATAGGTCAAAGGCTGGTCATAATGGTTTAAGCGTTCCCCTCTTGTTCCACCCTGTGCGATAAAGCCAAAAGTGTCATCATGAAAGAAAGCCACATGCCCATTTTCGATTAGCTTCTTTTCTATAAATAACTCGTCAATATCGTTAGGCAAACCCTCCCATGTGAAATAGTTTACCACGATATTATAGAAATAATTGAAATAAAACTCAAAGAAGGCTAGACGGTTGCGCTCCACGGTTTCCTTGTTCAGTTCAATCTTTCCAAGGTATCGCTTGTAATTCTTATAACTCATTTAGTCCCCTTTCAAATTAGAAAAAGGCGGGCTTTTGCCCGCCCTGAAATTTACTTTTATTCTAAATACCCGTCTATTAACCATAAATCATATGGTCTTCCAGATACATAAGGTTTGCATATTTTAAAGGATAGTCCTATTTCATCTATAATTTTAACTAAGTCTTCTAAAGAATTAACTTCTAAATAGATAAATGGATTTCCAGATTCTATATCTGTAACATATTCAACTTTACCAATCTTTTCTAAAGATTTATGATAATGTTTATATGTGTCTAGCTCTTCAAAATATTTTGCTGAATAAACAGTAAATTTCATTATTCCCCTTCCGTATACCAGAAATGAATGTTTTCAAAAAGTGAAAGGCTTGTCATATAATGATGATGGTAGAAATAGTTGTAAGTCATGTTACGAGGGTTGCGGATTGCTTCCATGTGTACCAATTTATCTTTGTTAATGATAGACTTAGCTGAGATAAGGAAAGCAACTGGCTTACGCCCATTGTTTACACCCTCTCCCGTGAATTTTTCAAAATCATCTACCACGATAGTGCGAGCTAAAACGCTAGCCTTATCCATGTTGAAAGCGTTAGCCAAAAGCATGTCAAGATGGGTAGAAAATTCTGCGGAGATAACCAGATACTGGTCTTCGATTGCCGTCATGTTTGGCACGCCTACAGGATTGTTAAACTGGGTACGGCTTGGGATTGTGAAACGCTTAGACAAGTTGATTAGAGACTGGTTAAAGTCTACGACAAAGTCTTGTTTTGCCTCGTCAATCTTCGTACCTGCCACCGTGATTTTTTTAGCTTTGCCTTTAAGGTCAGTATAAGAGACTTCCGCAAGTGATTTCTCAAGTACGCCTTTAACTGCTTGGTACTCATCCAGCGTGTCAGATGATAGCAATGATGTAAACATTTTGTCCACAAACTCGTCAAACGCCATGTCAGAAACAAAAGCTTTCTGAATCCAAGCACGTTCAAAGGTGCGCTCATAGTAGTTTTCATTGTTCAAAGTATGATAAAAGACTTCGATGTCTGTATCAGCGAATTTAAACGGGCTGACGTCTGACTTAGCGTCATAGGTTTTCTTCTCGGCTGGGTGCACATAGATTTCTTGCAATGTATCCCCAAACTCAAAGGTTTCAGACTTGAAAATAGCCAAAGGATTTTCATAAGTAAGCGCCTTGATAACTGTAGAGCCAATGCGGTTTACAAGAGCTGTAAAAAACTCGTTAGCATGCTTTTGAAAATCTTGATACGGTACGGTTGCGTGGTTAATGCGTGCGCCCTCAAGTACGGGAATATCTGCTTGATAGTCAGCACTTGCACGGGTGCGGATAGAGTTCAATAGGTCAATGTTTGAAACGTTTTTTCCTGTTTGACCTGATAAAAAAGCAGTGATTTTATTAGCCATGTTTATTCTTCTCCCTCTTCTACGATGTTTTCGTGGTCGATGTTCATTTCTACGCCCTCAACTTCACTTGCTGGGGCTTGCGCTGGATAGTTTGGCACTTCCTGCGCTGGTGTGTCCGCTGGCATGGTTGCTGGCGGTGTAACTTCTGCGACTGTTTCTGGTTCG